TAATACTCCTTTTGGTATTGCTTGGCAGTTAAAATGAATAAATCTAAACGGTTCAACACCCATATCAACTATGTATTGATGAGGCATGTATGATGGAAAGAATATCATTTGACCTGGTTTTACTTTGTAATGAACGGCTGAACTTGCATATGTTAATTTTGATTTATCTAATTCAGGTAATAAGTTCATAATATTACCTGGTCTTGGATCTTCAAACAAAGGCATAGATGTTTTATCACTGGCTTTTAAAAAATAAAAACCCGACATATGTCCATTCCAATGTGTGTGTAATGTATGATGTCCACCCCCATCTTTAGCAAATTCTTGTACCCACATTTCTGTAGTAAATAATTGATGACCTCTCATATCAAAACCCATTTCCATTAATAAATTATTAGATGTTGCACCAATATAATCTGTTAATACTTTAAATTTAGGGTCTCCTATCAAAGTAGTTGAATGATAAACACTTCCTAAATCACCTTTAGTTTTATTTGTTTTGTTACGTTTATCTATATCAGTCTGTAAATTTTTCCTAGCTTGATCAATATAACTATCGGATGCTTTGTTCATATCATCAACAAATTCCGGTGCATCACCAAACCATATAGGACATTTAAAATAATCTTCTCTGTTTAACTGTTGAGGGTATTTAGGTTTTTTAATTCTTTTCTTTTTCATATCTTTCCTATTTAAATGGCAATCCAAGGTTCCAAATTACTAGACTATGTCTAACACCACGTTTAACCGGTTTTACTCTATGCCATACATCAGAAGGAAATACAACTAAAGAACCTTTAGATCTTATTTCTTTTAATACATGGGTATTTCTTTTTTTATCTGGATCTTTATTTCTCAGATCAAACTCTAGTTCACCACCACTATACTCTTTGTCATCAGATAAAGATAAGGTTACAGATAATTTTCTTTGTTTACCATGTGAATTAGGCTCTTCTGGTTTATGATAAGGTCTATCCCAACTATCACAATGCCAATCATAGTATTGGCCTTTTTTATATTTTGTAAATTGACAAGCCTCAGAAAAATCCCAATAAAAATTCCAATTAGCATCTCTGTTAGCTTGATGGATATAAGGATGGATTGCATTGTAGATCCAACGTTCGTCTAACCAAACTACATCTGAATCTCTTTTCTTTTTTAAATCTTGTACTTCTTTTTTATTTAATTTTTTATCACTATAGCCACCTGTAACAGCCATTTGATCTTGAATAGATTTTGCATAACGCACAATATCATCACACACATGATGAGGTATGGCATCTTTAAACCAATAATAATAATTTTGTAATTGCATATGTCTTTATAAAGACACTATAAAATAATATTATGAAACTGTCAAGGTTCCTGAAACTGTAAACACTGCAGTTTTTGTAGATCCCGGAGAAGGGTTAACTGCATTAGCTCCTGGAGTAACTGAAACTGTTCTTGCATCAGGAAAATTTATTATTATTCTTCCAGATCCACCATTGGCACCATTTGCATTTGCTCTAGGACCTACGTCGTAAGAAGCACCTGCACCACCACCTGTGTTTGCTTCACCGGGTGACCCTGACGCAAAACCACTACCTGGCGCAGTTCCAACTGCGTTACCACCACCACCTGGTGCACCAGCACCGCCGGGCGCTGTACATTTATTACCACCACCACCTCCAGAAAATGTTCCATTAGGTGGTCCAAAGAAAGGGGTACCCAATGATCCCATAATAGGAATTACACTTTTACCATCACCACCAGCTCCTCCTGCTGGACCTGGTCCAAGTGAACCTGAACCGTTAGTACCTGCAGCACCAGCACCACCACCACCCGCACCAGCTCTTCCTGGACCAAGACCTGTTCCACCATTGCTACCAAATCCATATGTTCCTGAGTCTCCACCTTGACCAGGTGTGGTTGTTATGCCACCAGTTTGTACTCCTTCTCCTGATCCACCAGCACCTGATCCTCCATCTTGTGCTTTGGATGGAGTAGTATAACTTCCACCACCACCACCACCTAATGCTGTTAAACCATTTACCGCAGAACCTACAACACTATCAACACCATTTGCTCCTGCTGTTTGCCAAACTTGTCCAGCACCACCACCACCAACTGTAATTGGAATTGCATCACCTGCGTTGCCACATAAAGTAATTGTGTAAGAGTTAGGTGTAAGAACTAATCCTCCACCACCTCCACCACCACCTGATGGTGCAACACTTGTTCCACCTCCACCAGCTGCTATAAATATTCCTTTAGTAGCCATAGTGTGCGTTGGAATAAATTTTGGCCATGTTCCTTGACTCAGTGCACTAAATTGACTTTGCATTGACCACACACCACTTGCTTTGTTTAATTCTTTTATAATAACTGTACCTGAACCGCCATTACCTGTTTTTTGATCAGCTGAACCTTCTCCGCCACCGCCACCACCGAAATTGTTTGTTCCTGCTGTTGCACCCGTAGCGGGTCCTGTAGCTCCAGCTCCACCACCGCCTGCTCCACCACTGCCAGCTGGAGAATAAAAATCTCCACCTCCGCCACCACCACCGTAAGTTACATTTGATCCTGATTTTATATTACTAACGCTTCCTGCTCCACCTGATCCTGAAGCTCCAGAAGGACCTCCATTACCACCGGCAGCTCCAGCTCCACCACCACCACCAGAAGGTGTATCACCTGGTACAGATGTTCCACCAGGATTTCCTTGAGAAGGACTTGTGGGAGGAGTATTACCTGCTCCACCTGTTTTTGGTCCTTCAGGGCCTCCAGTTGCTCCACCACCTGATCCTCCAGGATTTCCAGCTACAGGGGCAGCACCTCCACCACGTCCACCACCTGTTGAGGTTATTGGGTTAGAGGGAAAAGCAGCTACAGAATTACTGCCATTGCTTGATGTTGGATAACATGAGTTACCACCACCACCAATTGTCATTGAATAAGCTGTACCACCACAAACTGATATACAAGAAGCTTCTCTAAAACCTCCAGCCCCACCTCCACCACCTCCATTAACTCCACCACCTCCACCACCAGCAATAACTAAAGTTCGAACAACTCTAGTTCCTGGTTGTGTTGTGATTGTTCCTGAGGATTTTTTTTCATTAACAAAACATCTTCCAAAAGAAGTGTTATTACTTTTTCCTAATATTCCGCCGTTTGCTGATGTTGAGGGGCTTGCCATATCTTAGTTCTCCTTATGCGGATACCCAAGCTAGTGCTGATGCATCCCAATTGAAATTGTTTGGAGGAGTTGTTTCTGTTCCGTCTTCTGCATAAACTCCTTCTTGATCTTTTGCAGTCCATCTTAAATTTTCTTCATCCCAAGAAATAAAATATTTATCTATTGGATCATTACTTCCATAAGTAGTTACTGTTGGATAAGTTACTGGCGCTTGCCAATCGTCATTTGAATCTAGTGTCCATGAAGTATGAGGTTGTGGACTTAAAAATTTATTTTTTGCGGAGTCATAAGTAAAACCTATCCCGCAATATTGTTTTCTAAAATTGTTATTATAAGAAGTTTGTTTCCAATTTCCGCCTTTAAAAAAATTAACACACCATGTTTCACCATCTATGTGTTCGTCCAACGATACGCAGTCATTACCAACTACTACTACTCTTAGTACTACGTTATTATTATCTAGTTCTGCGAAATGTGCCATAATTATTTCCTTATATATTTTTTATTGTTGTTTGTAAATATGTAATTTTCATATATTTTATACCCAATTACCATCTTTTACAAAATCAAATACAGTGTTCATTGACCAAACACCTGGTGCAGTTTTGGGAACTGGGTATGAAGGTTCTTTAACAACTACTACACCCGGTCCACCTGCTCCACCTACTACTGAACTTTGACCAATAACTCCATTACCACCATTACCTGTATTATTTCCACCGGCTGCGCCTGCAACACCTGGAGCACCTACCGAACCAGTATTTCCAGCATGACCACCGCCACCGCCTCTTGAATAAGTTACTGAACTTCCTGTAATTGTATTTGCTACTCCAGCACCAGCAGCACCACCTGTTGAACCAGGAGTTCCAGCAGCACCAGCACCACCAGCACCACCACCACCACCAGAATTTAATGCAGGGTCACTTCCAGCTCCACCACCAAAACCTTGACCCGGACTTGTTGGGGGAGTGTTACCACCACCACCAGCTTTACTGCTATTTGAATTACCACCAGAACCGGATCCACCATTTTGGTTTGAACCCGTTTCATTTGCACCACCACCACCTGTAGATGTTATAGTTGAACCATTATAATTAAAAACTGAATTAACACCTTTAACACCAGCTGCTCCACCAGCACCTATTGTAATTGTATACGAAGCACCACCTACTACGGGAACTGCAGATCCTCTTGTTGGACTTGGTGTAGTAGTTCCTGAAGATCTATATCCACCAGCACCACCACCAGAACCACCATGATAACTAGCAGGGGCTGAACCGTAATCTCCACCACCACCACCAGCTACAACCATATAATCAACACTAGCTGTTACTGCTGCTGTAAAAGTTCCTGAAGCTGTAAATGAAGTTACTTTTGCCGCTGCAGTGGATGCAGGGTTAACTGTGTTAACTGGTCCGATAATTCCGCCATTAGCCATAGCTGATTACCCCTATGCGTCGTTGATTACTTCGTATGATACAATTAAATCTAGATCACCTGTTGCAGCTGTTCCGCCTTTAAGAATATCGCCTTCCATTAAATAAATGGGTGTATCTAATACTACAAGTGTAGCATCTGCGGGAACTGAAATTGTTTTTGCTAAATAAAAACTTCCTGATGTATCAAAGTTAGTTACACCTGCTGATGTAAAGTTAG